GTCGTCTCGGATTCGCATCCGAAGAAGGCGGTAAAACTAGAATTTTTGCTATAGGAGATTATTGGTCACAACTCTCGTTGAAGCCTATACAGATTTCTCTGTATAGGACACTACAATCAATAAGTACAGATGCCACTAAGGATCAAGACAAGGGTTTCTCAACACTTGTCGAAGAATCTTTAGGACATCCTACTTACTGTTTTGATTTGTCATCAGCTTCAGACAGGATTCCTGCAATTATGCAGCAACACCGTTTGGAATTAATGTCAAATCGACATGTAGCCGAAAGTTGGTACAAAATAATGACGAATAGGGACTTTTATGTTAAAGCCACAGGACAATACGTCAGGTGGAAGGTAGGACAGCCATTAGGCTTACTATCTTCCTTCCCTAGTTTCGCCTTGTGGCACCATGACATCGTGCAGTTTGCGGCGAACTGGGAGAATTACCACAAGGGGAAACCCTTAAGGTTTTTCAAACAGTACCGCATACTGGGCGATGACATTGTGATTTATAACACAAAAGTAGCACGACGCTACCAATGGTTACTTAAGAAGGTTGGTTTAGAGATCAACCCTCGTAAGTCAGTCATCGGTGATTCAGCGAATTCCCAAATAGAGTTTGCCAAAAGGCTTGCTCTGGGCGGGAAAGAGATGTCATCAATCAAACACAATATCCTCTCTAAGAATGATATACTTAGTATATTAGACTTAGTTGAGATATTGGGTAAGAGAGATTTCACCTTTCCAGATACACGTCATTACGGTTTGTATCGGATCCTGAAGTCAGAGGATCTTCTACGCCTTCAATTTATGATATGGTTAAGATTGTCTTCAGAGCCCACATTTGATTGTGGTAACTCTGACTTGATAATCACCCGGGATGATATAATCCAAAGGATTGTAACAAAACGGACCGCATCGATAATAAAGAAGGCTATGGAAGTTAAACCTCTAGATATGGAAGAAGTATTCCCCACACTAGTGGATGGTTTCAAATCCATAGGCGTGCCTTGTAATGTGAAGGCCTTGGCTGATGGGAGTATAAGCAACCCTAACTTTGGTCTTAATCCAGATCCGCTTTTAGCGGAGAAGATTGAAGAACATGGTTATTTGATTAACTCACACCCCATAGTGCTAGCACTAACTCAAACCTCGCGTGAACTACAGTTTCTTATGTTCACAGTCCTGGATGACTTAGAGCCAGGTACTGTTTCT